AGGGTGTTTTCGGCGCAGATCCAGGCGAAGTCCTGGTCAGGGTTCGACCAGCGCAAGTCGCCCGGTTGAGCGCCGCCGACCACTGCCATGAAAGCCATCTGTGCCGCACCAGATATGTTTTCCCGGTCAGTAGTCCTAGACTGGTAAAGGACGCCGTTGAACATCACCCCTGCATCAATTCGGCGATCTCGCTCTAAATCAACCTGTACTGCGCTAACTATTGCCGGTCCATTAAGTGGACTAGTTTCAGGCTCTGGCCCATCGTTGATATCGACAAAGTGCTCATCATCCAGAAGCTGATTGTGCTCACTATCAAATGAACGCTTACCCGATAGATCGTTTTTAACAGCCCAACCAATGCTCATACACTGTCCTCATAACCCAGGCAGAATAAGTTTTCGTTTACCGACGCCCAGTAAATGTTGGGCGACTCCAGTAACAGCCAACCGGTATTCTTTGAATGCGCCCCACCTGACCCGCCGACAAAAAACGAGGCAATTGGCGGAGGATTTAAATAGTCGGCAACTGAGCCGTATCCCGCATTAGGCGCAACGCCGGCAGCGTTAGCCGTGTAATTGACGAGTTCAACTTTGATCGAAATAGCCGTAGGTGATACGTAGGCGGTAGTCGATACCGGAACCCACGTCGGCGTGCCAGGATTTCCAGCAGCACCGTTCGCCATGCGGCGCGGCGTGGCCACGTTACTGCCTGGAGCGGTCTTCCAGACCACCCGCTTGTCTTTCTTGATTTGAGATAGCGGGTACTTATTAGCTGTAGCATCGGTAAAGACCCAGCCCACCAGGGCCTTATGGGTAAACCCCGCCGGCAACAGCGGCGCGGTGCCACTCAGTGACAGTAGGCCCGCAATGGCCGCCGTAGCACCATTCCAGATAACCCAAACGCTGTACCACGTCGAGGCTGCCATGGCCCCACTGTCCAAACCATTGGCGCCCACGGACAAACTGTTGATGGTGAAGCCGACGTTATTCAGCGTTTTAACGTATTCCGCACCACCCACTGTTACCTGCTCGGCAGTAACAGCGACATTCCCATCTAATCCAGTGGTCACAATCGACAGCCGTCGATAACCACCCACGACCGCCATTGTTTTCAATTTCTGGATATCAGCCGCCAAAGCCGCGATATCAATGTTTCCCTGATTGATCGGCGCGTTCCAGGCCTTGATACACATCACCACGGCTACGTTTCGGCCGCGTGTCTCTACACCGCCAGTCGAGACTGTAACGTTGCCGGTAGGATTGAGTGAGCCGACGTCAGACCAACCTGCTGGACCATTACCGTTGTTGTTAGCACCTGTCCAACCGTTAAGAGGATGGGAGTGATTCTTTAATTCGTCAGCCTGATACGTACCAACACCGCGCCCAACATCCACTCCGCGCCCATGGTCCCAGCCACGCTCAAACTCGCCGCGCGACTCCGGCAACCGGAAATTGCCGGCCCCCTCATCCCCCCGGTTGAACGCACCGCCAAGGTACGCCGCCAGATCCGGATAGAGCGCAATGGGCTTGACGCTACCGTCACGCTCCAGAAAACCGGGCGGGATATTGTTCACCGGAAATGACATTTGCGCCCCGACCGGCAACGCCGAGGCCTGCGCGATCATCGACTCAATTTCGGCCTTGGTGTAGGTATCGGTTATACCGAAGCCGGCCAGCGTGGTCGGATTCGACCCCGACACGAATACACCGCGATCATTGACCGTTACCTTGGTATAGCTGCCGGCGGGCTTGCTGGCCGGCAGCAGACCGTTAACCATCTCATCAACGTACTGACGCGTGGCCAGCACCACCGACGGGTCAATTTTCAACTGAATGTTCGACGTGCCGCTGGTGATGATGTGCATCCGCACCACCTGATTACGGCCTGAGCCTTGCGCCAGTAAGGGCTTGTAGCTAGGCGCGGCGTTGGCCACCGCACAAAACACCCCGTCCTTATCTTCCAGGGCCAACTCACGAATCCACCAGCCACCCACATCAGGCGGCAACACCAGCTCAGCGATCAGGATATTGGCGTCAGTCGGAGAGACACGCAGCTGATTGAGCTGCGCCCGATAGACCTGATTGACCAGTTTTGTTTGCGTCGGACTGGGCACCGGATCGGTGCCGTTCGCATCGCCGATAAGCATGTAACGCGGCTCCCACGGAATACCGAGGGCGTCGCAATTGGTTTTCTTGGCGGCCCCTTGCGTCGTAAGCATGCCGCCGAAAAGAGAGTTTTTATCAACCATGGGGGTACACATCCAATTCGTCGAGGTTGTAGTCGCTAACGCCGTGATAGCCCTGGATCACCACCTCAAGGTCGGGATTGCTCCAGGGGTAAACATCGATCTCGTCGCCGTCATAAACGGCGAAGCCGACATGGGCGTTTAAGCGGGTTTCCAGCGTGATATCGAGGCCGATCAACTGGCGACTGACAGGCTTGGCGTCGTCGATCAGCCAGGTGAGCTCCTGGTACATGGCCTCGGTGATTCCGGTGTCGAGCACGCCGATCAGCAGGCGGAAGGTGCCGGGCACGCCCAGAGGCAGTTCCTCCCACCACTCGCGCACCTCGATCAGGTAGCCCAGCGGCTCGACCACGCGGCGCAGCGCGCCGATGGTGCCCTTGCGGGAGTGGATGAAATAGGCGGCCTTGATGGAGTTTCGCTTCGCGCTCTCGGGCCAGGACTGGGACCAGCGGTCGACCGAGAAGGCCCAGGCCAGGTAGGGCAGCAGCGCCACGGGGCAGGCGTCCGGGTTCCAGAGGTCGCGCAGCGGCAGGGGCACGCGCTCGATCTGCGCCAAAGCCTGGGCGGCGACGCGCTCCAGCTCGGTAGCGTTGCCCGGTAGCAGATGCGCGACCATTACTCGGCCACCGTGACGCTGTAGGCGGTGCAATACGGTGCCTGAGTGAGGCTCGCGACAATGTCGGACCAGCCGGACAGCTCGACGCGCTTGACGCCTTCGGTGTGCAGGGCGGCATCCAGGGCGGAGCGGTTGACCTCCTGGCCAAGGCGGCGGCGAGCGTTGACCAGGGCAGCAAGGCGAGCCTCGGCAGCGGCGCGTACCGGCTCAGACTCGGGACCGGAACTGTTGAGGTAGAGCACGGCCTCCACGGTGTAGGGCAGCACCTCGGCGCTCTTCACTGTTAGGCGGTCGGCCACTGGGCGGCGGTCCTCGTCGCTGAGGTAGGCGGCGACCGCGGTGAGCAGATCGGCCGCCGCGGTGCCATCGCCTAGGGCGCTCTGCACAGTGACGACGACCTCGGCCGGGGCCGGGCTGATTGCCGAGGCATCGGCGACGCGGCCGTCCGCGCTGCGGGCGTGGAAGATGTAGGCGTTGCGCGGGCCGGCGGTGCTCAGGCCCTCCATGGCCATCTGGATGCGCTCGCGCAGGCTCTCGTAGTCCTCCATCACAGCCGCCACCGGGGGCACGGCCGAAGGGTTGGCCGGGGTGATGGTCAGCCGTTCGACGTTGAAGCGTGCGCCGATCTGCTCCAGGTCCGCGCCCTTGGCGAAGGGTAGTAGCACGGCGAGGGCGGCCTCGTTGACGCGCTGGCGGAGCAGAGTTTCGCGGTATGCACTCTCCTGGAGCAGCTTGGTGAGCGGCTCGGACTCCAGGGCGAGGGTGGCGGCCACCTCGGACTGCTGGTCGGCCGGCCAAAGGCTGACTGCGTAGGCCTTACGCTCGGCGAGGATCGCTTCGTAGTCGATTTGCTCGACCACGACGGGCGCCGGCAGTCGGCTGAGGTCGATAGGGGTAAAGGTGGTGGTCATGTGGAGGCCCCCAAGCTCAGCGGCACGCGCAGGCTGAGGGCTTCGTTGGTGTCGGTGACGGTGCCCTCGATGTCCAGCACGGCGCCACCCGGGACGTCGGTGGGGGTGAGTTGCACGCGACTGAGGCGCATGCGCGGCTCCCAGCGCATCAGGGCCATGGTGATGGCGGCATAGGCCTGCAGGCGAGTGGCGCTGTTGAGCGGCCAGTCCATGAGGTCGGCCATCGGGCTGCCGTACTCTCGGCGCATGATGCGGCTGCCGAGCGGTGTGGTGACGATGTCGGCTATGGATTGAGCCAGGTGCTGGCGGTCGCGGATGGTGCGCCCGGTCTTGGCGCTCATGCCGATCATGAGGTTGGCCCATCCGAAACGGCGGTTCCTCTGGTGACGCCTTTGGTACGGTGGTTGCGCAGACTGATGTCGGCGGCGATGACGTCCTCGCTGACGTTGACCGTGCCGGTGACGTGCTGGTCGCCGGTCTGGGTGTAGTCACCGTTGTGGGTGATAGGGCCGTCGATATGGATGCCGCCGGTGCTGACCAGGTGAGTGACGCCGCCGTCGGGAAGGATGGCGCGGAGCACATGTGCAACGAAGTCGTACTCGACAACAGCTCCGTCTGGGTAGGTGCGGCGGTGCAGGCCCTCGCGGTCGCCGTTGGCCGGGTTGGCGTCACTGAACAGGCCGACCAGGGCGACGCCCTGGGCGAGCACGCCGGATGGGCTGAGTAGGACGACTTGCTCGTCGACGGTGGGCGGGTCCCATTCCTTAGAGGTGCCTGCGCGCAGTGCCAGCCAGGGCAGCCAGGTGGTTGTGATGTCGCCAGATTTCACGCGGACACGGACCTTGGCGACGTCGACCTCGGCGATGGTGCCGAGGCGGACGAGGTTTTCAATGAGGCGGGCAAGTTCGGCGAGTTGGTTCATGCTGCTGATGCTGCAGCGCGCGCGCGCGGGGCGCACTTGGCGCGGGTTGTAGCGGGGCGCGCTACAGCGCTAGGTCAGACGGTGAGGTGGGCCAGGAGGCGGTCGCGGATCATTTCGAGGTCGTCGTCGGTGAAGCCGAGCAGCTCGCGGCGGTCGTACTGCACGTCGGCCTGGCCGCGCCCGGGGCGGTCGCGCAGGCCGTACTGGTGGACGCGGGCGATGCGTGAGACGCGGCCGGCGAAGGCGATGGCGATGGTATTGGGGGTGCTCTGCAGGCGCAGGTACTTGGCCTGGCGCAAACGGGCGAACATCTGGCGCTTGATGCGGCCGACCTTGTCGCGCAGCTTGCGGGGCTTGCGGACTGCGTACGGGGTGCCGTTCGGGTTGCGTTGGGATGCGATGCGCTTTTGTTGGTTGCGACGCAGCTCGCGGCCGATGCTGTTGCCGAGCTTACGCCGCTCGCCCGGGGAGAGCTTGGCGAGCAGCAGGCCGGCCCACTCTTCCAGGGCGTGGAGATTGTCGGTCACAGCTCGAAGTCCGGCTCTTCGGGGTGGCTGATATCGAGGCTCCCATCGTCCAGGCGCTTGACGATGACTCGCTCGGTGAGTGGCAGCTTGAGCGACATATCGACCTTGCCGCCGTCCAGGATGTCGGCCTCGAAGGCGATGGCATCCTTGCCGCGCTCCAGGTTGGTGAGCAGCTCCGGCTGCTGGCGGCGCAGCCACTCCAGCACTGGAATGAACACGCTGTCTGGGTGGCCGGCGAAGTCGGTGAGCAGGACCTGCAGGGTGTAGGTGTACTCGAAGGACAGGCCCTTGGCCGC